CTGAACTGGCAGATCCTGTGGTAAAAGAATTAAAATTTAAAAGAACTTCTATGGCATTCTCAACGCGGCTAGGTCGGGCATCTTTTAAAGCTTGTGGATCTGCTGCCGACTTGAAAGGTCCTAATTGAGGGTGTTTTGGTTCAAATTCATCTGGACCCACCAAAAGACCATTCCATTCTTTTTTCATATTGAGGTACTTATACCTCATACCAGACCTGTCTGATATGCCATAAGCTTTTTTCCCTGTTGCAAACTTACTCATTAATTGGACCTAAGATAAGTGTAATGAGGGGTTACAGAAAAGCTAGAACGATCCCTGTCTTCTCCCATAGCTCTTTCAAATTCTTCTTCGTATATTGCTTTTAACATCTGCGTTCTTTGTGGTGCTTTTTTTAAAGAAAGATAATACGCTAATCCTGCGGCTAGACAAGGATAAAATCTAAAAGGAACGTCCATTGTGTTAACTTGAGAATCAGCGTCCTCTATTCTAGTTAAAGCGTCATAAAACAAAACATCGGTGCTGTTTTCAGGCGTAGGCCAAATTTTTAAATTAGGGGTCACTTGTCTGTCTAGAAAAAACTGGGTAGGTCGGCCCGTTGTAGTTTTAGTAGGTATCGCTAAATCATCTGATCTACTTATTCTTGTTAAAGAAAAGTCTGTATTGGATCGTCTTACAACAACGTTTAAAACGTCAATCACATCTGTAGATAGAGAATACTCTCTATCCGATGCGGTTAAAGCTTGGCTTCTTTGAGTAATAGTCCATTGGTTCAAACCTCTGTTTGCCCACTCTGCAAACATTAAATTTAAAGATCTACGCGCAGTAGCTAAATCGTAACCTGTGCGAACTTCTAAGCCACACCTTTCAAAAGCCTCTTCAACGTATTCTGCTGCGTCCAGCTCAAAATCTGTAGAGTTAGATGTGGTCATTTGTTACACCTTTTTTGGTTTCTTCGCAGTTTTAGCCGCTTTTTTAAAATTAGCGGCAGTAGGAGCTCCCTTAGATCCCGGTTTTCGCATCTTTTCTTTTGATCCAGCAGCGATTCTTTTTTTCTTCGCGTGAATATTGGCGTATAAACCAGCTCCCATATTACCCTCCGTATAAATTAATTAAAGCTATTATAGTGGCCGCTAATTGAATAGAAATACCCGCAATAATACCCCATATTTTAAAGTCTAACTTATCTATATCTTTTTGCATATGAGCTAAGTGATTTGTTTCTAACCTAACTAAAATTTCTTCTAAGATAGCCGTTCTTTTATCTAACGAATGCAAAAAGTCTTTTTCTTTTACGGTAGCCATGCTAACACTTCCATCTTTTTCTAGCTTGCCTTAAACGGCTGTTAGGATCTTTAGCAGCTTTTGGGAATTTCTTCATTTGCCCTGCGCTACGAGCGCAATATGATTTTCTTCTTTTAGCCGCTTTACTTCCTGCCTTTACTTTTCCTGTAACCGCTGTTTGTAATTTACTTCCAGGGTTATCTTTTCGATACTTAGCAACACCTTTCTTAGTCATGCCCGCACCAGATTTAGTAGGTCTTTTCTGTCCACCACCTATGGTGTGACCCTTCATCGTGCCTTTTTCGGACATCTCTACTCCTATGCGTAGAAAAAACTCATCATATCTGTGGTTGCTATTGTATACTTAACATACATACCATCTTCAAACACAACTCCATTTTGTGGGATTGTATTATCTATAGTTGTGTTGTCTGTTCCTACCGTTCTTGCTTTAAACAGTGCTGAACCACCACCATTTGGTTCCCCATTAACAAACTCAATAACACCTGCCGTGCCGCCCGAAACAATAGAATAACCTTTAAGACGAGTTCTACCGCCAAAAATTATATCTGCGGCTACCGCTGTTGTTCCAGCTAAAACTGTGCCTGCTGGATCACCTACCGCTGTAATACTGACAATCGTTTTAAAAAATTTAGATCCTGTTGCTGCACTGTCATTAACTCCTGTAATACTCTCCGTTAAGGAAACTCCATCTAAATCTGTGCCTACAACAGTAAAAGATATACTTCTATCGTCACCACCAGAAGTAATTGAAACTGTTCTTGCTGATCCAAGCGTTACTGCACCACCATCGGCTAAAGCTCCACCTAAAGTTAATGCTGCATTATTAGCAACTTGAGCTGACGCAGAAAAGCCATTAGGATCTGCTAAAACCTCGTCACTTATAAAGGTTACTTTTACGTCTGAAATAGCTCCTGCCATATTAATCTCCTTATAAAAGTGTGGGGGTAATTAACCCCCACTATATAGTTAGGTATTAGTCTGTGTAACTAATTCCCGGTGTACGAGTTATCTTAATAGCTTTTAAGTGTATCGCAGAATCTGCGTTTGTACTTAAAATACTTAAATAAGGAACTACCACATCACCGTCATCAAAAGTAAATGCTTTTGTTGTGCTTGGTGCAGCTAAAGTACCTGCACTCATAACAGCAGCACCAATATGAGCGAATGTTACAACACCAGCAGAACTTACAGTAACTTGGAATCTGTGATTACCACTTGCTGCCGTTGCTTGAGTTGAGTCAACATGTGCTGTTGTGCCATCATTAAGTCTAGTTGATATTTGAACATCATCGGGTGACAATACGCCAAAAGCTACATAGTCTGTATAAACAGCATCACCTGATGCTGCTGCTATGATAGCTTGGTGTCCTGTTTGAAACTCTTCTGCTTTTCTAAATCCGATTGCAACACAATCTTGGTCAGTAAAGTCAACACTGTTAAATGTTGCATCAAAAACCATTCCATGTGTTCCAATAGTACATGAAGCACCACCACCATGCTGTGTTCCACCAAAGATAAGTTCCATACCTGTGTTGTCTGCTGTTGCAGCATCACCTTGTAGGTTTAAACCTGCTGATGTGCTATTTGTGTCAGTGACTGGAATAGTTCCTTCTACCATAAAGCCACTTGCAGCAACTGTGTGTGCCGCAATCATGCTTCCTTGAACTTGTGTTACTTGACCGTTTTTTCCGGGGAAAAGCATACTGAATAATTCACCGTCAGCCATAACTCCATCAGCACCACCTGCTCCTGTGAGCGTTCCAACGATAGGAGTTGGGCATGAGATGTAATCCCAATCTATAATGTTTTCTGGTGTTATTCTTGTTAAAGCACCACCTATTGAGGTTGCACCAGTAACAGCAAGAGTACCACCAATTGAAGTGTTTCCTGTTGTTGCAGATATTGAAGTATGAGTTGTTTCCGCACCTGTGATAGCGGAAGTCGTAATAACGGACACTCCACCTTCAGCTCGGACGGTGCCTTTAAAAGTTGTATTAGCCATGTAAATCTCCTGTATGGGCTATAGTCAGTTACACCATGTAACTGTCAGGTTGAGGTTAGTGTATACTAAAAAAAGAAGGGCGGCAAGTGCCGCCCTTAAAACTGATGCAATAATTTGCTTGGAGGCTATGCCGCACCAGGTGTTCCGAATAGACATCTCCAGTCAGAGAAACCGAAGCTGTATCTTTCTCTTGCTTTAAAACGCATGTTTCCAGTGTCAAAGTCACCTTCCATAGCTGTTTTAATAGCCGCACGGTTAAAATGCTTAAGACCGTTTGGAGCGTCTGTTTTGATAAAGAAAGCATCTGTATCTGTTAAGAAATGGTTTACTACCGCGCCTTCCGGTACCATACCCATGTTCTTAATAGCGTTTGGATCATTATCTGCAGTTCCAACTCTTAAATTACTGTTCAATACTCTTTCAGCAACAAATTGTAACTCTTTTGGAATTATCAATTTCATACCGCGTACAGCAATTTTTAAGCCACGTTCATCCTGAAAACCAGCAATGTCAATCAAAGCCTGCTCAAGCGAAGTCTCGTTTAAGTCCGCCGCTACAGTTAACAAGTTACTTTGAGTACCATTGATAGTTGGATGAGAAGAGCTTAATAATGAAACGCCATCGCCACCTGCAGAAGATCCTGCAGTAAAAGCATTGTTCAAGATAGCAGCAGCTTTAATTTGCTTTGTCTGCGCCATTGA